TGTAAGCGCAACGCGACCACGAGTAATCGGGTGGTTGTTGTCGTTGTTAGACGGCGAACCTTGCGTTGCGTAGCGAGTGTGCAAGATAGCAGTCGTTGCGCCCTTGCATAGCGTGTCACCTGACTGTGGCACGAACTGGCTCGCGGAGATATTTTTCTTGAGCATGTTGAGTTTGGTCTTGCCCGCATCGGTGCGGGAAATCCATGCGCTACCCGTAGCGTGATAGCCACGGTGCTCAATGTCTAGCAGGAGTGAACCTGCGAGGTCGGATGATGACGCACCTGTGTGCGCCTCAGGGTTTAAACAGAATCCAGCGATTCCACACATAACTTTGTTTCCTTTCGTCGTTACAGGGTGAACTGTATCACACTGATTTTTTTCTTGTCAAGCAGTGCAACCTTTGCACTCAGGTCGTAGGCAGTCGCCACATATGACGCGTTCGTACTCGCTCATCGCACACTCCTTCCGTATATGTATGCACCTGTCGCTATGAGCAGGAGTAATAGTGCGCGTCCATCAAACGCTTGCAGGTATGCATGTAGTGACATGTTTAAACACCTGCCATATCGCTTAGTGCTTCTTGGTAATAGCGCAGTCTTTCTTGCACTTTATCAATCGCTTCCTCGTATTGCTCCCACTTAGCAACCGCGTTGCGTAGTTGCAGGAGTTGCATAGGCGTGAGTTCCCACCCGATTATCTGCGCGACCTGTGCTTCGCACTCGTCACGGCGTGTGAATAGTTTTTCTTCGCGTGCTTTTGCTTGAGAGAGTTCACCCTCAATGTAATTTTTTCTGTTGAATGTTGTCACTTGTTTAAACGCTCCTGTTCAAGTTGGTCAATGATGGTTCGTATGTTCATGCGTGCATCTGTTGGTGACACGGATGACATAGCGAGTGCGTTGGTGAGCACAGTGTGTAGCGTGCTCGCTTGCCACGGTGTAAGCGTTAGCGTTACATCGGGCGTTGGCTTGTGAGGTCTCACGGCCTTTCTCCTTTTCTGTTTAAACAACGACCAGCCATTGGCCGTGTTCGTGAGTGGTCGGGCATCGCACCCGAGTTCGTGCCTGACGCACCCACCCGTCCAAGCCTACGCTTGGCGTGCCTGCAACTCGCTTGCACGAGTGAGCAGGTATTCACGGTTACGCTCGGTCAAGCCGTAATCCATGAGCAACGCTGTGATTGAGTTGAGCGCGTGGGTTGAGTCTGATTCGCTGTACTGAACGAGACTCTCGCCTGACGCGCTGTGATTCACGAACGCGGTCAGGTAATTAACCCATGCGAGCGCCTTCGTTGCGTTGAGCGTGCCTTGATGTAGGCGGAACTCCAGCGTGCTGTGACGGTCAACGGAGTTGAGGTTTAAACTGTAGTAGCGGTCAGCGTTGCGATACGCGAAGTCACCATTGCGCACTGCGTCTGCAACGCGCTCGGCTTGGTCTGTGTTGAGCGTGCGACACCAACGGCTGTTTAAACGGGATGGGGCAACGAGCAAGGCTGTTGCGTGGTGAACGGCGTAGTAGTTCACGATGAGATTTGAGAGCGCGGTGGAACCGATTTGCGCATAACCCATGTGGACATGGAAACCCGCTTGGCTCGTGACACGAGCGCCAGCACCGACGAGAGCACGAGCGACGGTCTTAGCCTCGTTTAAACTGTCGGGGGTCAGGATAGGGGACACGACCTCGCTTGAGTGGTCGGGTAGCGAGCCGTCGCGGAGCGCTTTCCATGTGGGCATGGTCGTGTGGTTGTAGTCGCTCGCTTGGCATGTGATGCCAGCACGAGTGACCGCGCTTGCGGCTTGGCGTGGAGTGAGGTCTATGACCTCAAACTCAAGTCCGTATGTGTGAGACATGCTAGTTACCTCCTTCAAGGTTTAAACGGTCATTGCAGAGTGGGCAGATTGGCGCACCCATTTCGTACACAGTGCGTGAGAGACGCACGGTGTATGCGTCATGCGCCTCACCGTTCATCAGGTCACCGTAGCAAACCGCCTTGAGCAAGCGTGTGGTCTGCTTAGGGCGAGCGTCAAGGTTCACGCTGGCATGTGGATACATGCCGATACGCTCAATTTCACGCTCAAGCCATGCTGGAAAACCGTCAGCGTTTAAACCGAGGCGTTCGCATGCGTTTTGCACCGCTTGGGTCTGCTTGTATGTGCCAGCATGAGCGGCTACGAGCAGGGGCAATAACAGGCGTGCGACCTGTCGTGCGTCGTCCACGGCTGGCGAGATGAAGATTTCCGCCGTGTCGTCTGCGCTCACAGTTGGAGGCAGGAGGTCAGCGAGTTGGCGCTTGCGTCCGCGTCCGCTGGGTGTGAAACCGCATGAGATGCGGATGATTGGCTCCTCGTCACCGCCGTCGCGTAATGCGCTGGCGATGTGACGGGCACTGCGATTGGCGAGCGTTGCTAGCCATTGCTCACGATTTCGGGTCATCGTGTGCTCCTTTCGTTGGTGTTGCCGAATTGCAACGGGGAGAACCGTCTCATGGGGTTTAAACCTTGTCAAGCATCCTCGGCTTTTGAGCGTAAAACTGGGGGACATAAGCCTCAAAGGTAAGCAAACTAGGACAAATTCGGACATTTCGGGAGACAAATCGGACATTATGGGACAAAAAATTCGGACATTTGCGGACATTCAGGGACGATTTGGGACGATTGGGACTAACGGATGTGTACGCGTTTAAACACGCAGGTTACAGGCGCGGGCATTATGCAACGCATGTACACACGCATCATCACGCAGGTTACACGCCTACGCATTATGCGACGCATGTACGCCCACATCAATTACGCGTGCATACGCGTGCAGGCAGGAAATAACCCGTAGGCGTGCGCGAATAACAGGCGCGTGCGCGTGAGCGCATACGCGCTGATTACCACGCACACACGCGCATGAATAACACGCGTGCGTGCACGCGCAGTAATAGAACGCACCCTGTGGATAACCCATTGGGATTGAGCGTGGAGCCTGTGGATAACTTGTGGATAAAGGCTGTGGATAACTAGGTTACCCGTGAGTAATTAGCGGGCGCGTGCGCTGGTTTAAACACGCGCATTACGCGGGCGAATAAAGCGGGGGCGCGGGGGCGCGATATAAGCGTGTTTGAGAGTAGTCGTAGCAACGCGTGCCAAGCGTGCTAAACGAGCGTAAAAAGCACCCCAATACGCGTGCAAGTGCGCGTTTAAACTGCGTGCGAGCGCGCTAGCGCGTGATTTGTCCCCAGGGTTTTTAAACTGGCGAGCGCTGTATGTGTGTGTATCTACTTACATAACTTTGCTAAACCTGGCTCTGACCAGCACTTTTGCCCCGCATAGATAGTGTGATAGAAATCACACGCTATTAAATGTCCAAGAAGTAACCTTTTGACACCTATAGTATAGTGAGGGGCTTCCGCTATTACGCCCCTCCGAAATACGCGGTACAGCCCCCTAAGGGCTGACCGCAGTCATAGCCCTAACCTTCGGTTTTCGCCCAGGGCTTCAACCTTCGGTTAGGAGTTAGACGAAACACTCACCACAGTCGGTGTTTCTACTGTGTACCCTATGGAAAAACAAAAACGCGTAACTGCGCAAACAGTTAAAGTAGATACGATAAAGCAGCAAATGCTGGACTTTATCAAGCAAGGCTACTCTGTCCAGAGAGCCTGCGATGCTGTAGGTCGTTCTATCAAGACCTACGAATACTATCGTAAGACGGACGAGCAATTTGCTATAGCGGTTGACCGCATCCGCTCCATGACCGCACGCGGCGAAGGAGCACCTGGCAAAGAGGTTCCTCCTTTCTCAGAATTTTCCGAGCATTACCTCGGCACTAAAGTTTTTACCCACCAAGAGCATTGGATTGATTTGCTTGAGGGTCGGGAACCAAAAGATTTGCATCCATCCATCGTTTACGAAAAGGGTGCGGAGGATTTGATTATTGTCAACACTCCTCCAGAACACGCAAAGTCCACGACCATCACGGTCAACTATGCGGTATATCGGATTTGCCAGAACCCCAACATCAGAATCATGGTGGTGTCTAAGACACAGGCAATGGCGGCAAAGTTCCTGCTTGCCATAAAGAACAGACTAACACATCCACAGTATCAGAACCTGCAGTTGGACTTCGGCCCACCAGGTGGCTTTGAGAAAAATTCTGATTCATGGAAGCAGGACTTAATTTATCTATCCTCTGACGCTCGTAACTCAGGGGAAAAAGACCCGACTGTTCAGGCAGTGGGTATTAGAGGTCATATCTACGGTTCTCGTGCTGACCTCATCATCATGGACGACTGTGTGGACAATACCAACGCCCATGAATACGAGAAGCAGATTGACTGGATTCAGTCAGAAGTTATGTCTCGTATTGATAACCAAGACGGTAAGTTGCTAGTTGTAGGAACTCGCCTTCGTCCTCGTGACCTTTACTCTGAACTGCGTGACCCTATGCGTTACCCAGATGAGACTTCACCGTGGACTTACTTTGCACAACCCGCAGTTCTTGAATTTCAGGACGACCCTTCGGATTGGGTAACCCTCTGGCCAAAAACAAATGTGCCACCAAACTCGGGTAAGGGTGAACCAGATTCTGACGGGATGTTTATTAAATGGGATGGCCCATCGCTCTTTAAAAAGCGTAGCCGTATATCTCCTAACTTGTGGGCAATGGTTTACCAGCAGCAACAGGTACATGAAGATGCTGTGTTCCCAGGCGAAGCAGTCAAGGGAGTTATCAATGGCGCAAGAAATGTCGGAATCATTCCAAAGGGTAAAGCAGGATGCCGCCCACATGGAATGGATGGACTTATCGTTGTTGCTGGGCTTGACCCTGCTGGAAGCGGGCATACAGCCGCCGTCGTTATTGGGCTGGATATTTCTACACAAAAGCGATATTTGCTTGATGTGTCAAATGTTGCAGGCATGAAGCCTGATGAGATTCGTGGCTTAATTAAAGACTGGACAGATAGATACTCTGTCAATGAATGGCGTATTGAAAAGAACGCTTTTCAGACAATGCTTACCCAAGACCGTGAAGTAAGAGAATATCTTTCTTTGCGTGGTTCAATCCTTCGTGAACACCACACTGGTCAAAACAAATGGGACGAAGATTTTGGTGTTGCATCGCTATCTACTTTATTCAGTGGGTATGACGAAGGCAATAACATGATTGAGTTTCCTTCATCGCATGCATCAGAAGGCATGAAGGCTCTTATTGAGCAGTTGGTTACCTGGTATCCAGATGCTCCCAAAGCGCAAAAGAAAGACTGCGTTATGGCGTTCTGGTTTGCTGAACTGGGATGCAGAGACAAACTGGCTACATCAAGTATCTATGCTCGTTCGCATACTGGATACAACATGTTCCATACCAAGTACGACAAGAGACAACAAACCGTTATTAGTATAAATGACTATGTTTAAGACAGGAGGTAGTAATGGCACTGAACATTGACGAAATCAGAGTCCAGTATGACCGATACCGCCGTTTCTATGATGACCGCGACCAGCGTATGAATAAAGTTCTTATGGTGCGTCAGGGTGCAATGCGAGATGTATTCCCAGATTTGTTCCCAGATGGCCCATTTGAACAACCTATCGTTGCTAACATGGTTGATATTGCTGCTCGTGACTTGTCAGAAGTCATTGCCCCACTACCATCATTTAACTGTGCATCAACAACTATGGTTACAGAGTCTGCACGCAAGAAGGCTGACAAACGCCAAGAAATTGTTAATGGAATTATTGACTACTCTAAGTTGCAGATTCAGATGTACAACGCTGCAGATTGGTATGTTACTTACGGATTTGCAGTAGGTCGTGTTGAAATTGATGCTGAGGCTAAGATGCCACGCATCCGCTTTACAGATTCTTTGGGTGCATACCCAGTCATTGACCGCTTTGGTCGCGTGCATCAGTTCTTCCAGCGCTTTGACAAGCAGACAGAAGAACTTATGGCGCAGTATCCAGAGATTGCGCACTTGATTTATGACAAGAACGCACAGTCAACTCGTACAGAAGTTGTTTATTACCAGGATAAAGACCAGGAACTTCTATTCCTTCCTCAGCGCAATGGACTTATCCTAGACAAAACACCTAACATGATGGGTGAAGTAATGATTCGCGTAGCGCAGCGTCCATCTATTGATGGTCAAGCACGCGGTCAATTTGATGATGTGCTTGCTGTGCAGGTCGCAAAGGCAAGATACGCACTACTATCTCTTGAGGCAGCAACTAAAGCAGTACAGGCTCCCCTCGCAACACCTACCGATGTGCAGGATGTTGCTCTTGGCCCTGATGCAATCATGCGTTCGGCTAACCCAGAGAAGATTCGCCGTATTCCTCTTGAACTGCCAGCAGGCGCTTTTCAACAGCAGCAGCAACTTGACTTTGAATTGCGTAACGGAAGCCGTTATCCAGAAACTCGTACTGGAAATGTTGACGCTTCAATCGTTACAGGTCAGGGTGTACGCGCACTACAAGGTGGATTTGACACACAGATTAAAACAGCACAGGCAGTATTTGCTAATGTGCTACAAGAACTTGTAAGCCTTGCGCTTAAGGTTGATGAAACTATCTTCGGTGAAGAATCAAAGACTCTTGAAGGAAACTTCAACGGAACACCTTATGCAATTACATATAAGCCATCACGAGACATTTCTGGTGACTACACAGTAGATGTTCAGTATGGAATTATGGCAGGACTTGACCCTAACCGAGCACTTGTATTCGGATTACAGGCTCGTGGAGATAAGTTGATTTCTCGTGACTTCCTCCGTCGTCAGATGCCATTCTCATTTAACGCTACACAGGAAGAAGAAAAGGTTGAGACTGAGGAACTTCGTGATGCTATTAAGCAAGCGATTGCATCATATGCACAAGCAATTCCAGCCCTTGCCTCGCAAGGTCAAGACCCGTCACAAATCTTAACTAAACTTGCTTCTGTAATTTCACAGCGCCAAAAAGGTATTGCTATTGAAATTGCTGTTGAAGAAGCGTTTAAACCAGAACAGCAAGAGGCCCCAGAATCTGCAGCAATGCAAGGTGCAGAAGGTGAACCTCCTATGGGTATGGGTGGAGAAGGCGAACAACTACCTCAAGGACTCAACCCAACAGGACGCATGCAAGGCATTGCGCCAGGTCAAATCGCCCCAGGCGGACGACCAGATGTACAGACTCTCCTCGCTTCTCTTAGCGCGGGAGGACAACCTAATTTACAAGCAGGCGTTGCAAGACGCTTACCAATAGGTTAATAGAGGGGGTGATTAAAGATGGCAAAATTCGGTGGCCCAAACAAGCCAGCAATCCAACCAGGTAAGGGTTCAAAGCCTGCTAACCAGGGCGGAATGGCAAAGCCTAACATTGCAGCACCACGCACAGGTGGTGTTCCTAAGGCAGCAAAGCCAGGTGCAACAACAACAATGTTGACAAAGCAACCTGGTGGCACTAAAGGTGGAGCAATTAAGAAGGGCAAGTAATTTTCTTGACAAAGTGGCGAGCGTACAGCCACTATAAATAAGTGGCGGATACACCTGAGCAAGTGTTTAAACTGCTCCCTAATCTTTTAAACGCTTTATAGCGAAAGGCATAACATGGCAGGCAATCAGAATAGCGGCGGACTTCGCCCAACAGCACCACAGAATAAGTTTGGTGTGTCAGCAACTGGCGGTAACGGCAGTGCAAAAGGACAACCAATTCGCTACACAGCGGGTGGTAACTATGGTGAAGGACAAGAAAACCTTGCTATTCAAGAGTCTGCTCCTATGTCGCAGTCTGGTGTTTCATTGCCTCAAGGACGCGGCGGTGCTGCGCCTACTATGGGTTCAAAGCCACTTGTTGGTTTAACAGACCCAACACAGTACCCAGATGAACCAGTAACTACTGGTATCAACATGGGTAAAGGTGCTGGCAAAGAAGTAATGGCTGCGCCATCTATGCTTGCTGCACAATCAAAAGAAGATATTGCAAAGTTACAAGCGTTACTCCCAGTGTATGCAAAGATTGCAGAAGCGCCTAATGCGACTAATGCAACTCGCAACTTTTATCGCTGGTTGAGGAGTCAAGCCTAATGGCATGGACTGACACGCTTGGCAGACTTGCCAAAGGCGCATGGGACTTTACAGGTATTCCTGGACTATTTCACGATGTTT